ATTTCGTACAAAGAGCGCACCTTACTGGGGTGTGGATGGGTGAGCAGTTAGAACAGGCAGACATAGCCGATACGACTCCCTCTCAGCTTTTCGCAGAGTTGAAGTCGCCTTCCGGTAAGCCGTTTCTTTGTGTACAAACTGTTAGAAAAAATATAGACAGTGACAGTGCCACTGGCGGTCAGACTACTACACCAGCTATTATATATGATGGACCACTAAACACAAGACTTGACGGGGATATTTTTACTGCAAGAATAGCAGTACGTGGTTTTATGGCCTCTAACACTATAGCGATATGGGACGACATGAAGGTAAGGTTTAGGGTAGGATTTCCTATATCAGAAGCAGGTATCTTAAATGATGAGGGATATACGGGAACAGCCGCTATAGACTATACACTAGACTTAGCAGACATAAGCTATGACACGCAGGGGTTGTTGTTTAGTGGTAGCAGCGCACAAAGCTACACTAACGACAACTCTTGGATTGATGTTGATTTCAAGTTTAACTATACTGCTAATACTTTTAATGTATATGTAAATGGCTCATCACATGCGACAAACGTAGCCATGACAGATGCCGCAAAAGACGGTACATCTGATAGTGCCACAACAGCTTCTAATCTATACGGCTACCAGATAAACATAGACTCCGACGAAACAGATGGAACCTATGGTTACGTTTCTTATCTGATGCTAGATAGGGCTGGTTTGGTAAGATATCTAACCGATGACTTTACCTCTAGCGATGAAGCGTTGGTAGATAAACTTAGCGTAAAACAAAGTAACAATGGCATATCTACCTGTAGTGTAAAGCTACACGATGACCCAGCACTGACTGGCGGTGCTTTGGGTAACGCCGCAACAGACTATCTGCTAAATCTACGTGGTCTTTTTGTTTCTTCAGCACCTATAGATTGGAACCTGTTAGTATTCGCTGATACCGATAACAGAATAGACAGACCAGTATGGAGAGGCACTATAGATACATTTAGCATCACACAGAAAGCTAGAGGCAGAGAGTTAGACATAACTGCTAATGACTCTTTAGAATCTCTCAACAACCAGATACCGCTCTGGGATGTCGGGCAGAAGTCACAGAACGAAACTGGTGATGACACAACTTACTGGTCTTACTCAGCACAGGGCTTCAGAGATGCTATGTATCTAGGGGCGGGTAAGCTAAAGTTATTAAACAATGATGTAGGGTTTGACAGTGACAGTACATTTTTAGAAACATCAACACAGAGGACTCAGTTGGGTTCTGGTCATCCTATACAGATGTACAACAACGAGAATACAAACACTGGACCAAACAACATAGAAGATTTCTATGAAGGCGTGGGTATAAGAAGCATACAAGAAAACGCTCACGCATCAAATAATAATATAGAAATAAGATTGACTTCTGCATTACATGGTCTTACTGGCGGAGAAACAGTAAGCATACAAAACTCAAACAACCACGATGATACAAGCGTCACCGTGGTAACGGCAAGTTCTAGTAGTGCTACGATAACTGTATCTGGTTTGACATACACACCAGAATCCGTTGATAATCTTATACTGTATGCCGGTGCTAGAGGAATACATGAGGGGGCTGCTGATTTTGTAAATGATGATGGCACTGTACATGATGGTGGTGAAACAACAGAGGGGTTATGTACTACTGAGTGGGAAAACTTCAGAGATACATACCCGTCATCTGATTACTACACTAATGAGATTGACGGCCCACACTATCTCAAGTTTATTTTTAAGAGTAATCCAAATCTAAAAATCGGTGACTTGTTTGCTATGAATCGTAGAACAAAGAATCATGATGTTCCTACATACAAAGTAAATATCTTTAATCAAATACATAGAGTCAGAAGAATAGTAAAATTCAGAAATTATTTTACTGAAAGCGATTTGACAGAAAACAGTGTTCTTTATCTTGTGGAAACAGACACGCAAGGAGGAGAAACAACTAACACGCATTACGGCGACCTTACATCTGGTACTGGTCTTCTAAGTGGTAATGATAGATATGAGTGGACTAAAGAGCAAGGTCTTTTATCTGGCACATTCATTACTGGCTCTAATCATCTAAGAGCAAAGCATAGGGTTCTACACGCAAGATGGATGAGGGACTTGCCGCAATCTCTTTGGTTTAAGTATCACTTTGGTTTGGTGGAAAGAGATTCTAAGAATTTTTCTGCCTCTAATTACGTAACTTCCGGTCAAACAATAGACTCAACGGATAAGGTAATAGAATTGTCACAAACGGCGTATAACAACGCCCCTACTTCTGGTGTGGCAGAAATATGGACCGCACCTAATTTAACAACTGGAACAGCAGAAACGTTTGTGGGTAAGTTTTTGTATCAAGGAAAGGTAAATGTAAGTAGCAACTACTATCTTATTGGGTGCAAGTACATTGATTTTACATTTTCTACAACTACAAACAGTCACGTAATAAAGTACCAAGACATTAGTAGTGACTACAAGCACATATGGTTGCTTTGGTCTGATATGAGAAACAACGGCTTGGCAAATGCCGACGGTTCTACTAGAAAGAAAAACTTTGGTTTGCAGTACCCACTGTCTGAGAATTATGACTTTGATTTATTCTACATAGACCAAGTGGATGCCGATGGCAACATAGACAAGTTTGCCTCGCTCAAGACTGGTGAGGATTTAGATGTGTGGAATCTGGATTCTACTGCCGACCCCTGCACTGGTGGTCCATTTTCCAAGCCAGTAGATTACGAAAACCCGGAGTCATGCACTATTGAATTGGCTAACACGGCTGACCTTAGAGTTTCAGATGTCGCACACGGTCTTTCAGTTGGTGACTACATATACATCTTCAATAGTACAGCGCATGATGGTCACTATCAAATAACTGCCAAAACTAATGACACATTCGATATAGGTAGCTCATGGACCACTGGTGGTACAGCAGATACTGGTAACACTGGCGGTATTTTCTATGCGCCAGTAACAGGCTCGCATAAGGACTTAGCCAAGTACCAAGACTGGGAGGACAAGGCTGGCTCTTTCCTAGTCATAGACTCATCGCCTTTCTTCAACCTAAACACCCATACTAACGGGGCTAGGACAGGCCGTAATGCTGGTGGTTTTACTGACCTAAGCGATTATGTTGCTACTCAGCATGGTTTCCCAGCTCTTATAGACAACTACTGGGCAGAGGCTACACCTTCCTACCAAACAGTAGATGAGGGCTTCAGAGAACACCCTAATCAAGACAAGCTGATATCAGACGCACAGATATCACCAGAGGGTCTAATACAGTACGATTGTGGTATTACAGTAGATGATGCTACTAAGTACGATGATGCTGGTATGGGTATTATCAAGGTAGTATATGATAGAAACTCAAGTGAAAACGATACGACACAATACTTCTTTTCTTGGAAGAGTAAGTTAGAAACTCTCTACACAAAAACTGGTAACAACTCTGGTAGAGCAGATGTAAGTGGTGGTTGGGAAGGAATAGATGCTATTGTCCTTTCTCATGCCAGTGGTACTCATGAGGCTTCCGGTGTAAAACCCGGTATGATTCTCAAAAGAACGGATGGCACATCTGGTGCTGTAACAAGACACACCGTACTAAGACTAGGTGACGCAACCAATGTCGGTGATACTAGCGGTGCTAACACTGATACCACTATCATAGTCAGCAAGAGAAATGGTGATATGGTATCTGGTACTACGGTTACTTGGGCGGCAAACGACACTTATGAGATACCTGTACAACTGGGACACATACAGATTATAAGTGACACTTATAGTGACGATGCTACCTTTAGAACCTCCACACTAGAGGAAAGAGAGGAGCTTATACAGAGTGATATTGCTGCTTCCTACGACGGCGGCTGGGCTACTACTGGTAACAGAAATTTGACCTTTACTACAGACACTACTTTAGAAACAACACCGGATAGGTTTGAGGTACACGCTACAATCACATCTTCTTTTATGCTAAGATTAATGATGCACATAGACGGTTACTATGAGGCTAAGAACAGTGGTACTTACTTCAACAGTGACAAGTTTAGATTCCTATGGAACGCAGCCATCACAGATTCTTGGTTGCCATCTGCTAGACTACCCTGCATCTTCGACATCAACAATGTCCCTGTAACTTCACTGATGACTACCTACAATGACACAAGTAGCAACGACAGTTATGGTTCTGTGTTAGACAGTAGGGGTAAGAGTCTGGGTAGCATTATAAAGGACTTAGGTAAGAAAAGCGGGTATGGTACAACAAACTCAATCAAGACTTCTTTCTCTGGCTTGGTAGGGCGTGACAACAGAATAGAGTTTAGACCCAAGTATAACTCTGGCGTATCGCTAACTAGAAACAATAGCATGATATCCAAGATAAGCGCACAGGTCAGTGGTCAAGTCACAAACGTAAGGGTTTACTACAATGACAACCAATCGTTTGTTGATTTCCCTGCTACCAATCTAACTGACACTACAAGATGGAAGATACTAGAGCATCCCAAGATAAAGAGTAGTAGGGAGGCGTTGATTGTTGCACAACAACAATACTCTACCTACAGTAACACTTCTCTTAAAATGAGTGTCAGTCCTATCATGGAATCTGGTGCTGAGAACAAGATGATTGAAACTGGTAGATATGGGTACATCGCAGACCCATACATAGCCCTTCGTGGTACTAACGACAATGTAGCCAACTGTACAAACTGGACGTACTTGGGTACTGGTGGTGCTTTGTTCCCCGGCATGGTAAACGGTTTGCATGGTAACATGAGTACAAACGATGCCTCTGCCCGCAACGACGACTCTGTATCTAGGTTTGGTATCAGCCAAGACACGGGTACTGGTGATGTATCATGGGAAACAAACTACTACTGGTACGGTAGTAACTCGATATCCAATGCAGTACAGATAGTGCATATACCTAACAGTGTACCGTTTGTAAGCGATAGTAGTAGTGAGCCTCTTAGAATATGGGTTGATTTGAAAAACCAAACAGGAACAAGCATAGACGAGGCAGAGTTTACTGTGCATATAGCAGATTACAGATTCAACGCAACGGCGGCGAAGGACCTACATAGCTCACAGTACAGCAACAACACATCATCCAAAGACGTAAAGCACAGTGGGTACTATCAGATAGATGTGCCACAGTCATACTCAACTTCACAGGGCAAGATAGTTTTTTCTTTCAACGCAGAATACTGTCGTGCCTTGCTACGTCATAGATGTGGCGACCCCTCACAGACGGCACATGGCTCGGCAAACTATATCTTAGACAGTAGCGTAGACAATGGTAGTGGTTCTGTAAATGCAAACAGTATCTTCCCTATAGGCAAGAGGCCATACACAGAAATGGGTGGTGGTTTCCGCAACACAAGAAAGGAATGGTATGCGCCTAGAATACAGATATGTAGGGACCTATCCTTTGTGCCAGCTACCTTTGTGTCAGTGACAGATTTAGGTCTTGAGATGAATGCAGAATCTATGGTTATACAGGACGTAAAGTGGGGAGCTTCTTCAAGTGATGTGGACGAGCTTGTACTTACTTTAGAGAGAGATGAGTCACTTTCCTCGCAAAGACTCATTGATTACATTTTTAATAAAGATAATGATGGTCTACAACAAGGTAGTGGTGGTAGTGGTAACAACCACAACCCAGAACAGGGAGGTAACACCCCCGTAAAACCACCTGTCAATGACCCAACCGTAGACCTAGACCCAGATGTAGACCAGAGCTTAGGAGATAGCTATGATGACCTACAGGACGGTAGTTTTGAGTTAGATGATGGTATGACTGTAGGTAAGATGTCTAGAAAAACCTACGGTAATCTGAAAGGTAGAATGAGCTTGCCAAACGACAACCTATCCGGTGGTGCTACATTTTCTGTCTTAGGGCAGCAGAAGCCAGCCGTAGTGCCATCCACCATGCGAGGCATAGAGGGTATGGATGTAGACGTGTCTATCGTTGGTGGTACTGCGTCTAGAACGGCAGACGGGTTTATCTTTGCAGGTAAGGGTCTAACGGCCGCAGACGAAATCATAGAATCACAAGAGGTTTCGCTTGAAACGTCATTCGTCGTACCAAATGACATTTTAAGCAACAGGATGAGCATACAGGCTACTAGCACACACTCACCGCTATCGGCTTCTGGTAAGACATGTGCGGTGTTATACGTGACAGTTAGTAACGAAAACGCCGGTGTTACAGTTACTAATGAGGTAAAGGTATATACTGGCACTAGCAACAAGATAATTGACATACTACCAGAGCAGACCATATCCGGCCTAAGAAAGTCTAACAATAGAATACTGGTAAGAATAACTAGGAAGCCCGGTACAGGTAGCGATACAGCAGATGCCACAAGCGTCATACTCAAGAACCTAAGTGTCAAGATGCAGAGAGCGTCTGCCAACACAGGTTCATCAGCAGACAAGTTTTCTGCAAGCAGAACCTAGTAGTTTTCTCGTAACTTTAGTATATCTTTGGCTCTTTTTCTACCAATGCCGGGAACACTCATGATTTCTTTTTGTGTAGTCCTAGTCCTTAGAATCTTGGGTATGCTACCAAACTTCTCAAGCAGGTCCTTAGCCATATCTGGCGTTATACCACGCACAGTAGAGAGGACAGCTACACGGGGGTCTAGCTCTGCATTTTTTACTGACTTGTGTAGGTGAGGTGAGTGCTTGGATAACTGCATACCCTGTTGTGTATGATTGACTACCAGCCAGTCTGTAAAGTCATCCATCGTGGTTAGCTCCATATATCTTATTTTTGGGAACCGTTGGTAGAAAGTAGTCTTGAATTGCTGTATGACTTTCCTCATACGTGCCATCTCCATAGCTACCTGTCTAGCATTTGGTCTACCACCGGGTATGTAGGGCTTCAGCTCTGTGCCATACACCACCAGCATAGGATTGTCAAACTCCTCTTGTAAGTCCCTTAGTTGCGCTACTATGGTGCGTGTGCGCCCAAAGCCCATAATGGACCTGTATAGGTCGTTTATCTCCTTTGCTTCTACACCCCAGCTACCTAGAATGTAATCGGCGGCCTGTAACCTACATACTTTTACCTTTTCTTTACCCATACGCATGAGTAATTTATTGACGACTTTGGGGTTTTCCCTGTCATCTACCAGAAGCATGAAACTTCTACACACTGATACATATTTAAGAAGATTACCACCCTTGCGTGTGATATATCTCATCTTCTATAATCATGATGTGTGTTTTGCATGACACACAGTATCTTTCCATAGCCGTGTGCAAAGACCATTCTCCTTGACAACACAGGCACTTATCTAATTCTTTACTCGTTACTCCTTGTAGCATCATTTTACTTCCTCCTTACTCCATCGTGCGCCCAACAGGGTCCGGCATCTACACAACATTTAGTGGGTATATGCTCGTAGTCAATCATACTAGCTACGTGGAATCGTGTGGTGCTTTCATTGTAATCTCTCCAATTTAGTTTTGAGATAAACTTAACTATACTCTCTATAGAATCGTTCCTCTGTTGTGGTGTAAGTGTGGATGGGTGTGCGAACCAACGTAGATTGTCTGCTAAATGTAGAACCAACGCTATCCTAACGTCGTGCTTAGGATTCTCATGGCTCATGGCTTTTTCTAGGCATGGTGGTATCGGTATAAGACCGGCACTTCCTATCTCTCCGTTGAATTCTGCTGTAGAGTACACTTCTTCTTTCTTAGGGTTGTCTGCTATCCACTTCCGTATATTGAACCCACCCCTCGGTGCTTCTCCTCTAAACGGGTCTAGGTGAGATAGAGATTGTTGTGGCTTGTCTGGTATGTTATACCCCAACGGGTCACGCATAAACTCGATAGTGTCTATATTTACAGACCATCTGCCTCTTGCCGGGTTGTATGTATCTGGCACTCTAGTTAGTTTTTGTGGGAACCCAACACCATCTAGTGTTTTAAGTCCATTAGCCATCCTTCTTTGGTATCTATCTAGGTGTCTTGATATCATAGTGCCTTTCAATGGTGTGTCGAAGAATTGATGGACGTGGAAACCACGACCGGTAAAGACTGTTCTTACATCGCCGGACAGTTTAGAAACTAGAGAGGCTACGTCTTTTTTTACATCTTCTATAGTACCACCCTCTAGCATATCAAAGTCCCACCAAGCCCTATCCATAACAACAGACTCTATATCCATCTTCCACGACCTTCTTTCCTCGGTTCTTTCAAAGGAGTATAGAGAAGTGTAGCAAGAGGCTTTGCCATTTACTTTTGTGATATAATTATCAAACTCATTTCTACTTTCACATAAAGTGCGTCGCAGACCTATTTCTCTTGGGAAACTCAGAGGCATGGTATCACTCCGTCTGCTGACTTCCACATTCACAGGCCCATACAATTAGTTTTTCTGGTAAAGAACCTTCCTGTCCGTTTACACGCCATACTTCTTCGGACCCTTCCCATCGGTCCTCAGACCCACAAGCTATACACTTCATAATTATAACCCCCACTCCGTAATTCCATTCAATTCAGCCTCACAATTAAGTGAGAAATCACACCACATAGGGCAGAAATAGTCGTTCCATTTCATAGGCCACTGATGGGAAGTCAAAGACTCAATAGTGTCATATAATGATTCCTCAAAGGCATTATAGGAACGCTGAGAAAATGGTTCTAACAAAGCAAACCCACGTTCTGCACCTACCCACATCGTTTTACCCCTCTTGTTACCCTCATATAGTAGCTTATCATCTCCGTCTTCTGGTATCTCATAGTCTGGGCAAACATACAAGAAATGAGTTACCTCATCGTACCCCAACATACCCAATAATCTACTGTAATACACCAACTCTTTTCTTGTTCTCGATAGCTTAGACATACCCATGTTACCTGTTTTTAGCTCTACTAGCACAAGACCACCGGTTTCTGGGTGTCTAAGCACACCATCAACAAGACCCACCCAAACTATAGGGTGTCCGTCAAACTCCTCATAGACTTCGTGCTTTACCTCCGCCTCTACTACATCAAAACCACCTATATCGTAGGCTATTTGGTGCAACATTAGATTGAGAGAGTCTACACCGTCATCCTCCTCTACGCCCTGCTCTATAGCAGTAGGTATTATCTGCTCTGGGCCTTGTAGTAGACCGGCTTCCATGACGTTGTGTATCTGAGTACCACGTATCATCTGCTCTGTAGCAGGTGGTCTAGGTATGTCAGCTATGTAACGCCAGTAAAACTGTCTGGGACACATCATGTAACCCATCAAAGATGACTTACTAATCCTATATACCTCCGCGCCTATGGGATTGTAGGATGACAAAGAAATTTGTTGTGGTGTTGCTCTCATTATTCTTCCTCAGAAATACCATCATCCCAATTCTCAAAGGTGGTTTGTTGCTTTCCGAATATATCTTTACCACAATGAGGACACACATCGCTTTTTTCTATAGCTTTCATGTTGGGTCTAAGTAACTCCTCTTTACAACCCTTACAGATTATTCTTTCTACCTTACCTTCTTCCTCTAAATGAGTGTAAACTAAGGTCTGTAACCTCAACAAGTCACCACCCATCACTTGTAGTATTCTAGTCATTTCATTAGCTAGTGCTTGAACATCTTCTTTGGTAGCTTTTTGACTCATGTATTACACACTCCTCATCACGGTTATAAACAATTCTATATCCATTGTATATTTGACAACCCATCCTTAGCATTAAGTAGGGGCTGTGAATCCCACTTAGCCAATTCATAGTAAGGCAATATTTTCTTTATGATAAATCTATCAGTCATCTCCTTTGAGCCTATCTCTGTTATACCCTCTATCTCTGAAGGGTCGTCAAATGCAATATACTTACCGTCTTTATTCAATGTTACTAAGAAGAAAGAACCAGCACGATAACCTTTACCTAAGAATTCGTTAGCCCACGCCGCCCCTGCCGAGGAGCCGGACAACACTTTGTACTTAGACAGGTCACGCTCAATCTTGCCCTTCATGCACAATTCTTTTAGGTCTATTTTACCCGCCATTATGCTACTAATTAGTGATAAATTACGCTGTGTGACAGCCTCCTCCGTTTCCTCTTTTAGAATGCCAGATATAGTGTTTTCCATAGCCTTTTTCATGACAGGAGGCATACGGGATTGCTTCATCTCAATGCCTTTAACGTAAATGTTTGGGTTATGCCACTCACCATCGGTCCAAGCTACTCTACCTGTGTAACGATTTTTAGCTACCATGATAAGGCGACTACACCATTTCTCAAACTCTACCTCTATCGGGGCCATTTTCTCATTTATCACAGGTAATAATCTCATACCGTCATCTGGGTAGGGTATCTCGCAAAACACAGAGTCAGTATGCCCGTATATGACATTGAATCCTACTCTTTGTGCCTCTACCATAAGCTCTCCTAGAGTGTGCCTAGATGTATATGTGATGGCAGCCGCTATATCTGGGTGATACATACCATACTTGGCATCACCACATACACCATACATAGAAGCTACTAGGGTTTTTGCAGCAAACTGCATACAATCCCACTTTCTTTTCTCTGCTCCGTCACTTACCATCATTTTTACCTTGAATTTATTACGAAGGTCGGTCATCTTATCCATTTGTCTAACTAACAGACCTTTACCTTGTTGTGTGAAACACGTACCATTACCACAATCCTGTCCGTTTGGGTCCAGTGTGTCCCAAGATATGTTGTACTTAGAGGCATTACTATGATACATCGCCTTGATATCTAGGATTCCCACGTTATCATACACTCCCGGTTCTACATCTAGAATATCAGCACCTTCATAATCCACTTTAGCAAACTGCGGTCTAGTGGGTATTCTCCTGTCAAAATCTGGGTCTATTAGAACCAGTTGAGAAAACATTTTTGTGATGAACGGAGTAGAACGTAGGTCACACTGTACAATGTGTTGTAGGGAAGTATAGTAATCTAGTGCATTTACGGCCTCATCTAGCTTAGGTAGTAATCTTACGTCTTGTCTGCAATAATGAACGTACAAAGCGGGGTCATCCCACCATGTTTCATCGTGGCCCTTCTCTAACTCTACTTTCTTTTCTCCTAATATTTCGTAAGCTACGTCATCTAGTTTGTAAGAAGGCAACTTACCGTTCTTTAGCTCCCATAACTTAGAAACTGCGAGCATCAAATCAATACAGTTTCTACCTACTATGGGTTGCGCCCAGTCCTTGTACTCATATCTTAGTTGCCTCATAGGAGATAGTAGGTTTTCTTGAAGACCACACACCCTGCAACGCTCTATTATTTGTTTTATGTCAGCACCGACCACGTACCACCCAGTAATTATGTCTGGGTCCTGTTTTCTCATGTGCTTGATAAAATGTATGAGCATAGACCTCTCGTTTTCAAACGCCAATGCCGGTGTTTCATACTCATACTCTCCGTATTTATGATGTGGTTCGCCTTGTCCTTCTTTCAGACCCTGTACCGATGGCTTCACAAACCACACATATTCTTTCTCGGTAAAGTTATCATATACTACTATTACCCTAAGTTTATTTGTTGTTGGCGACCACTCACAATCCATGTACCAAGTCCTATGGTTGTAGTTTTCTATGGGTTCGTTGCCGTCATTTATGTAGTCAGATAGGACACGATTGGTATATGGTATGTTTGCCTCCCATGTGTCCCTTTCATCGGCTATTTTCTTGATATCGAAAGGACTAGCACAAACTATCTTAGTAAGTTTCTCGCCGTACAGACCTACGTAACCACGTTCTCTTTTTACAGTAGTATCTAGGTACTTATCTTCTTCTGTTCTTACGAAGCAGTAAGGCCAGTAACCAGTAATATTTTTTTCGTATCTTAAACCATTCTTGTAACGGCCTCTGACAATGATATCTCTGCCTCGACCACGTTCTATAATCATCCAACCACTTCTACTGTACTTCTATCCATCTTCATGTGGTTACAATCTTGACAAAAGTATATGTCGCCCTCTCCTTCTACACTATCATAAAACTCCCAAGAAAAAGTAGCACCACACATTTCACAAGTCATCCACGGAAACTTTCTTTTCATGTTTATCACTACTCTACTACGCTTATAAATTAGATGCTTGGAAGATATAATCACCATCGCCTAGAGATATTATCATGGGATAACCCATATCAGCATGGGTGAAGTCCCACACACCTATTGTAGCGTCATGGCTTAGATTAGCAAAGATATGCTCAAGACCACCGTTGTAGGTAGCACAAAACCCATAATCGGTATTACAATGCACCCCCTTTATCATCGTATGTGTTTTACCTTTTAGCTCACCGCCGACTCTTATCTCTAAATCAGAAGGAGAATCAAACAATACCTCGTATTTGTTAAACTTCTGACCATTCATCGAATCACATCTGAATGCTTCGTACAGCGTAGTAGTATCTAGGTCAGCGAATACCCAATCGCACTCTAGTAGAGTGCCATCATTAGCGGTGTAACTTAGGTCATCTACATTTATTTTCTTAGCAAGAACACTAGACTTCTCCTCCCATTGTGCTATACTACTTGGGTTATGTGGGAAAGCCTTCGCTTCTTTACTAGCTGATAGTGTAGTCTGTTTGTTAGTGGATTTGAAAGTAACTTTATCATTCTTTGGTTCGATGTTAAGAACACCACCATGATACTTCAAGACACCTAGAGTGGTTTCTATATCAGTGATTACTACTTCTCCCTCACCAGTGCAGGGTATGGATAAACGCATGATAGAAGTCTGACCGTCCTTTACTAAAGAAAGGAGCGAGAGTCTACCGTTACTTGCTTTTAAGATAACACTATACACCTGTGGAATACTTTTACCGTCAATGGTTTGTTTTCTCTGAGCTAGAGTGAGAAGCCACTTCAGAGAGTTTGTTTCTACTGTTATCAAATAAATCACTCTACCATGAAAGGAAGACCGTACCACTCTACGTTGCCATTCTTTACACGAAGAACATCGTGTGTGCTACCAACCTTCTCTATGTTGTTACCCTTCATCTCCTCGATAGTGGCTCTTACGACCCACTCACCGTCTTGTAGGTTTCTGTCGCCCTCAACTCCGGCTGCCGGGTCTGCCTTTTTCATGTAGCGAGATAGGAATACCTGCTGAGAAAACTTTCTCATCGTTCCCTTCTCCCACTCCGGTCTGAAGCCTACGGTCATGAGTACCTTCTTACCTGTACCATCATCCATGTACTGTGATACTGGCTTTAGGTGAAAGGTAAAGTAAACCTTAGCTACGTTCAGACTGTGTAGTCGTGATAGGATATTCCTGTAGAGCCTGTTGCGCTCTCTCCACTCCTTCTGATTGAAGGTATCTCCTTCTTCTTCTATGATACCCCTAGCTAGTAGCGACGCTCTCATAGCGTGTTCGCACCACTTTAGGAAGGTAGAACCACCATCAAAGATTACACCGCCAATAGTATCTGGCGACTCCTTGACTATGTTTGCTAGGATGTTTACATAGTATGATGTCTTATCTAACAACGCCTTGTAGTCTACGTTGTTGTCCTCATCAAAGATTGACTCATCAGTTTCATCGTGAAGCGGAAGCACTACGATGTTATCTTTGTTGGGGTACACATAATCTACAGTGGACTTTGCTGAGTTATCTACATCAAAGATATAGATGGTCTTACCCTCGTTGATTTCCTTGTCTAGCAAGGAAAGAGCTAGTCCGGTCTTTGCTGTGTTCTCATGACCAACAAACGCACATCTATGTGTGACGGCGTTCATTGAGTTGTTTGTGAATAACTCCCTGTAGTAAGCCTCATCGAATCTAGTCGTAGGCTCGACGGTCTTTGTTGTCTTAACTTCTTTTGTCTGTGCTTGTGTTCCCCAGCTCATATCTACTCCTCTATTTATTATGGTTATAAACTACTCGGTTGGTGCTATGATAGCGCAATCAGTCATCAATACCAAAGAAGCTATTGATACCGCACTCTCCACACTGTTCAAGACTACCTGCATGGGGTCAAGAACACCATCTGTTTTAGCATCCTCTATCTCACCAGTTTTACCGCAAATGTAAAGACCTTCATTGACAAGTCTTGAATCACTAGATGGGAATGTTGTAGCACCAGTATTCTCTACGATAGTATTGAGTGGTGTTTGCATAGCCTTCTTGAACAACAATCTGACGGGTAAGGTCTTTGCATCTTCAATCTCCATACTTTCAGCATACCTCCATAGTGTTGCGCCCCCGCCGATGACCACACCGGACTCAAGAGCGAGCTTACAAGCATTGACCGCATCATCCACTCGCTCCTTAGTTTCTACCTGCTCTACATCGGAAGCACCTCCAACGTAAATCGTGGAGATGCCTTCATTCATGCGGTTAAGTCTGTTCTGCATTTGCTCTTGTAACCACTCGTTTTCTTCTTCTTCGATAGCGTCAAATAAAGCCTCGCTATGTTGCTCTAACGAGGGTAGGTTTTCTTTTAACGTAAGAGTAGTAGTCGTAGAGTTTGAGTGTAGCCTTTCACACTCACCCAACTCCTCGCTAGTGGCCTGTGTGATAGACTCATTTAAAGAAGCCTTGAATAACTTACTACCTGTGGAAGCTGAAACGTCTTCTAACCATTCTTGTTGTTGCTGTGGCATACCCGGTACTTTTACGATACAAACAGATACTTTACCTTGTACTATATTTACCAAAAGATTCTGTAGCATCTGTGGGTTCACGTCGGGACAGAAAACCACCAGTGGTCTGCCCTCTTGTATGCTAGCTTCAAGAGCCGGTATCAATGTATTGAAGCTCTCTATACGCTCAGTAGTAGTTAGTATTAGTGGATTAGTAAACTCACACTTCCCTTTACCAGAGTTAGCCATGAGAGTATGAACCATACCAGAGGCTATCTCTAGACCGGCACTACTTCTAACATAGGTATCTTGGGTCGGTGATTTTTCTATAGTAATGCCACCGCCTTCCTTAACTACATCAGATATTAGCTCACCTAACTCTCGGTCGTTGTTAGATGCTATGGTGGCTACGTCTACTATGTCAAAATCAGTTATCGCATGTTCCTCGATATATCGTGTGACCTCTTCTAGACACTCCTTTAATCCATCACGTATTACTAAAGGGGAAGTACCGTTCTCCATAAGAGTAAGAGAACCGTTACACAATGTCTGTGCTATCAACGTAGCTCCTGTAGTACCATCACCAGATTTCTCCTGTGCTTCCGATGCTACTTCTTTGAGAAGGTCTATACCCATCTGAACATATGGGTCTTTGTCTGTTACTGCTCTCGCTATCGTAACACCATCATTGAGGATGACTGGCATCCCCATAGGATTCTGCACGATGACTGTCCTAGCTTGGGGTCCGAATGTTCCCTTGATAGAGGATGCTAACTTATTGACACCCTTGAGTAGCTTACTTCTAGCCTCTGCTCCTGTAATTATTGTTTCCATAATTATACCTCCAACAATTCTACTTCCTCACCACACAATACTGCACCTATAGCTGTGTAATGTGCCATCAATGGTGATGTAGGGTTAGAAGGCTCTACTTTGTTTAGCTCTGTGGGGTTTACATTTAAGCTAACTATATCTGCTTGGTAAAGCTCGACGGGAACAAACCCGCCGACACTTAGAACGACATACGGCGCATCAACTATGAGGCCGTAATCGCTGACTTCTTCGTGCTTTGTCACAAGAACAAACTCACCTAGAGCCTTCCAACTCCTATCCATCTACGCTTCCCACCCTTCATTTACTGGCTCATCAGTGAAGTCGGGTGTTACCATTTGCTGTACTTCGTCAAAAGCCCACCAACCATTGACGGTCATGCGGTCTTCATCTTCCCTACTTCTCCAAGCCTGTCCGTGTATCAGTAGCTTAGTACCCACACCGAAGGATGGAATCTCATCACAATAGACATCTATAGTACCTGCCATAGATGTGATATCAACATCACCACACACTAGAATAGCACCACCGTTATCTCTTGGGTCTATGTGTATTACCTCTGTGACAGTGGCACAAGTCCTGTCCCACCATCCATCAGTGCCGTTGTGTGTGTCGTAATACTGCCTTAGAGCCGAAAGGTTTGGCAACATGTTGTCCTCTCCAATCAACCCACCAATCATGTCTAACGGGGAGCCACTGAAGATGTTAGCTAAGTCTGTGTTCACTGTAGGTACAGATACGTCAGCGTTTAGATAGCATCTTCCGTTTCTTCCTGTCTTCAGTGGTATGCTCAGTGGTGTAAAGGTAGGGAATTGCATATCTGCCGACTTACCGCTACCACTGACCTTGATTAGTGATAGCTCTTTGTCGCCCTGTCTTCGTCCATAGAACATGCACGTTCTCTCCCTTTCATCCTGTGGGCGAGGCGCACCATACTTGAAGTTTGCATCCCCGCTTGGGAATGTTGGGTTACTCTTGTCCCACACCACATAGAAGTGCGTGTTGGCATCTAGTTGCATAGTGTGTTTTGGTAGGCTGTGAACATCACTCTCAGCACCGAAGCCGAACATCTCAGATGCCAACCTTGTGTAAGTACCGTCGTTGTTATTTTCAAACAGCACTACTGCACCGCTGTTTACTAGAGTCATCCTAACTTCTTGTGGTGCTGAAATCATCTGGTTCTTCATCTTATTGTATAGAATCTTACCCCACTCCTTCGGTCTTGGGACAGAGATAAACATACCCTCGTATATATCTGCACCTGCTCGGCGCATCCTAGCATTCTCGCTTGTGATGTTTCTACCTGCTACTCTAAGAGCTAGGATAAAACAATCGTCATCCGAGCGACCTGCATTCTTCCATGCGGGTCCCTGCTCTGCAAGAACCTCATCGGCCCTCGCTCGCACCACATCGGGTGCGACATTCAGTGTCTTGGCTATATTGTTCAACATATCGTCACTCATTTTTTCACCTGTTTCAGTTGCTTTCGCTTTTTATTACGGATATAAACATTACGTTATAATCATCCTTATATAATTGGCCTTGACAATATCCTCATCAACACCACTTATGATATCTCTCTCCGCAGTAATCGAAGCATCAATAACTTGGAGTCTTTTACTCAAGCTGTGATGCCACTCATCTATTGCCTCTTGCATTACGTTCCTCACTATCTTTCTGATATCGCCATCTAACATTTTTAAAGAAGTGTCAAACTCTTTATCATTTATACATAGTGATAAGAATAGTTTTGCGTTAAAATTTTTTTCGGTAAGAGAGAGAAGAAACTCATGTGCGCCTTCTTGCATAGAGGCAAACGCTTGTAGTGCGTTGATTGCATTTCTTAGGTCGCCCTCATGTGCTTCACAGATTAGATTGAGTTGCGTGTATGTTATAACCACACCTTCCGCCCCACAAATATATTCCAATCTTTCTTTCATGGCCTCTTTACCTATAGGCAAGAAGTGTATCTGTAAACACCTTGACTTAATCCAGTCACTTACTTTACTGATATCATTACATGCTAGTATGAAGTAACCGTGTGCGTTTTCTATAACCCCCTTTAGAGCCGACTGTGCTTCTGGTGTGAGTTGGTCTGCCTCATCCAACAGTATGATTTGGTTGCGGTTGCCAGAGCTTGTCAGTGGAATAAGCTCCTCCTCTACGAAAGCTATACCCCTAGTCTTTTTAGAAGAAGCGTTGAATGTGTGTATGGTGTAGTCTAACTCTTTAGCTATGACATGAGCTAGTGTAGTCTTACCACGACCCGCCCCCCTACTGTGTAGTAGTAAGTGTTGCATACTTTGAGTAAGATAATCAAGCTCCTTAGCACCACCCACTAACTCATCAAAGGTCTGTGGTCTGTATTTGTTGGCCCATAGTTGTTCCATAAACTAACTTTAGTTATTACGGATATAAACTTATACACTCTTTTCAGTTATGTAAGCTAGGCCACTGTCGTACAAATCTATTAGTTGTGCGTTTGATGGCGTACTCATAGGCTCACCGGTGGTTCTTTTTACCATAAGAGAAAGAACGATACCGGACAAAACACCACGGATAAAATCGTCCGACAGCTCTAACATTTCTTCTTCAAACTCCTCCTCATCGAAGGCTTGTAACAAGAAAGTTCTAATCAAGGAAGCGTCAAACATGTTTTCTTGGGTCATTATTCTACTGAAGTCCAAAGCCCTGTTGTCGTGCATCATAGCTGATATGATTGTGTGAATGTCATCACGCATCTTACCTACCATTATAACCATATCCTAACTGTAATATTAATTGTTTCTAAGACAGTGAAGACACACCTTTGATTCTGGTGGGAAAACCCGTATCTTCCCACACTCGCATTGTTCCGCCACCGCCCTCTGCTTAGGTGTCATAACGGTTGGACTACGGGTATAAACTATTTCATCCCGGTGCTGTATGAGTGTCCGGTCAATATCATAGACCAAATGCTTTGCTTTGACGCCGACAGCGTTCTCAACCATCTCAGAACCAACTGATATTATCTGTGGATTTTTTGACAACAAAGCCGAAAGACTATGAGGGGAAGGTACTGCTCGTACATTCTTCTCTGAAGATAGTTTTTGTGCCACGCCCTCCTTTGTCATAGCACCATGCTCCCATAGTATGTCTACTATGAGTCGCCGGACTCGGCGGTTATTGGCACTCATGTATAAGAGTTAGTGTTAAGGTATTATAAGTCGTTCCCAACGTCTGCCCATAAAATAGCATCTGCGAAAGAATTCTCCTCGTACTCACGGGCTGTGTCGCAATTAGTATGTTTTATAGGTTTTTCTATAGCTACCCACTCAAAACTATGTGGAGATAGTATTATGATAAATAATTGCATAAACGGGAACAACAAACCCAAAGAAAGAAAAAATACTAGAAAGAAACAAACTTCGATTAGAGCCATGACAAAGCCTTCTCTTTAGTGCGCTTCATACCCTTTGGTACATCGCCACTATCTCTCACTTTGTTAGCTACGGTTATAGAGTTTTCCAGAATAACCTCCCAGTGTTGGTCTGTGCTTCTGAAAATCTCTGGTCGCTCTTTACTTTTACCCTTTTTCTTAGGCCACTTTACTCTGACTCTGCTAGGCTTGATGCCATAGATTAGTGACGCTTTCATGTACTCCTGTGGTAAGGTGTACAGAACCTTTGAGATTCTTCGCCAGACATCTATGTCGTCCACGTTCTCCTTCAAGAACCAAAGCAGTAGTTGCGTTGGTTGGTCTTTGTACAATTCTTTTACCCTATCTCTATTACCCCAGTTGAGCAAGGCACGAACCAATACAAAGGCATCGTCATTACTTTTACCCTTAAGGTTGTCATCCACCACACACAAGTCCTTAGCTTTCTTGTTGAGCTTCGGCTCTTTGTCTGTTACCACGACAAGTTTGTTCTTTATCACAGGCGACCACTGAATCACATCATCGGAAGTAAACTTATCAGAGTGTAGGATGTAGGTAGTTTCTTTTAGGTTAGGAATACTATCTAGGTTGTTGTACATAAGGATTTCATTGTCGCTCCTAAACGGAGTGGCATCCTTTGTGAAGATAATCATTCTTGGTTCCTCACGAATGGGTCATGTCCATAGATATAATTCTCTACTCTTTTTAATTGGCTACCCGATAGGTTCCAGACATCACATATGGATGTCTTAGGTACTTTGTACTCAGCATGATACCATTGGATTCCCTTCGGTGTTATCAAAGCCATCACACCATCCTCTATCATAGCCTGTATCAGCTTAGGTATTTCTTCCTTAAATATAGGGCGTGTGGCAAAGTATCTGGTGGGTTGCACCCTCCACTTCTTCATTCCACGACCTCGTAATCTACATCAATAGGTGTGGTTAGTAGGTTCAGTTTTCTCTCCACATCATCTAGTAGTTTGGGTTGGTCTGCTAAGGTTTCCACAAGAATCCTACTGACATCACTGAGCTGATTGTTTACTAGCAGTAGTTGAGAATCTACGCCTATCTCTTTCTTGAGCTGACCCACTAGCTTCAGCGATGCGTTAGCCTGTGCTATCAATCTAGAGGCATCAGTCACAAACTCCGATGTGATACCACCCTCTGCCTCTTTACGTGCCTCTAACTCATCAAGATAGTTTCTAATCCTAATCACAATGTCTTCAGCGGAGTCTAAGGTGTTGATAGATTGTGAACGTGCTTGCTCCATGTGCATAGCCTCGGTAGGGTCATACTCCATGTGTGAGTCCATGTGGTTCATCACTGTGCCATCGGGCCAGTTATATTTAGCTTCAAGATAACTAGGTGTTGCTTCTTCATTGAACACCTGCTTCTCTAACTCCTTTCTGTCTTTGTGGTCACACATCTCACAACCACCCGACAGAACCCACCTTAGCACTTCTATGGCAAAGGCATCGTTCTCGGTAGCCAATCTTCTCTGTATCTCTATCTTTGACCTCATCAGTTTGACCCCCACACTATCGGCTCACTCTCTTCTGACACTGGCCCGAACCTACAGATAACACCCTTTCGACCACGCCTTTTTACGCTTGGTTCTACCTCACTGTACCAAGTCTGGCCTTCTAGGTTTTCTATAAGCCATCGCTTTGCGCTCTGGTAGTCGCCCGCTGTTATCATACGACTAATCTCTTTTAGTAGTTGCGACTTGGGTACGTCCTTCATCCAGAAGGCGGAGCGTATCAGCTCTAGGTCAGCATCCATCACACGCCTTCGCATAGACAGTGATTGATTTAGTATTGCCTCTAAAGTATCATCTAGTTTTATGATTAAAGGTTCTCCACCACGATAGGTAGGTTGCATCATAGCATAACCTATGCACATTCTTCTGAATAGGTCGGCCTCAAAGGAGCGCACGTCTGGTCTGTCTATCCAACGCATGATGTCGTCATCAAAGAGAATACCGGTTGGAGGATTCCTTACTGCTTCGTGCATCCTGTTTCTTATCCATTCTTTTATCTCAATATTAAGATTGGCTACAGCTAATCTCTCATCTTTCTGCATGTTAGCCTGTGCGTGTTGGGCTAGTTTGTACTGCCTCTCTTTTTCTGGGGTCATCTCTATGTCTATGATGAAGAACCTTCGGTCTAGTCCAGAGTCAAGCTCAAACCTAGCGGGCTGTGTCCCGGCCCATACCGTGTATCGTGTGGTATATCTTACCCACCCGTTACGCATAGCCTTCTGCACCCTACCGTTGTCTAGGCTTGTGAGCAGTTGGTTCTTCATGTCTAAGCTGTGGTCTTTCTTGGATGCGTCAGACATGGATGAGAATTCCTCAAAGCCGAGGAAGCCACCACACATCTCACGGGCGATAGGTCGCCCTGCTATCTCGCCCTCATCATCTACAGACCCGAACATACCGGCCTCTGTGATAGAGTTTGCACCCATCATGGTTCTCATACCCTGCCCCAAGTCAGCGTTAGAATTGTACACAAGTCCTGTGCCTTCAGCTAGAAACATTAGGATGAGTACGGACTTACCGCTACCTTTGGCTCCTCGCATCAAGATGTGTATGCGTGTGTCTGGTAGCTGTGACATGGGTGTGTAGAACGGGATGTTGTTGTGCCTCAGTGGGCAGTTTTCTATGATGAAGTCATTCTCCTCATCCACCAACGGGCTGTCGGGGTCGAAGTCACATCGGCTACACTTGTTTAGTGCGTTGAATATGTGGCCCCCGATACTACATAGGAAGATAGGTATTTTATCCTCGACATCAACGAAGTAGTTACGCTGTGCAAACTCAATAGTTTTATCGAAGATATTCATTGTTGATTACCTCCCATGTGTTCCGCATGTCTTAGTGCTTCCATCATTTCCCTGTAATAAACAGTGTCATACTCAAGACCATGAATGTCATACATGAAATCCAAGAGTCTGTCTGCTTCTGATATGTTTAGGTAAGTGGTGTTGTCGTTACCACATAGGACTAACCAAACTCCTCGGATTGGGTTGGTACAGAAAGAGTTGAACAGGCTACACATAATCCAAGTAGGCGACGGCACTATCAATTGTAAGTCATCTATCACCTCACCGTTTGTTAGCTGTAGCACCTCCTCCTCTGGCTCTCGATAGTCATACACAATCAATTCGTTTGGTGGTATCTGTGGTTGGTCATCGAAGATAAAATTCTGCATGACGTGCGATGTCAGATACACCAACTCATCCACACCCCTTTTACTACACTCCATTATGACATCCCTCATAACCGGGTAGTTATAGAGCCAAGACTTTGTTTGCTCTGGTGATGGTGTGTAGGCGTGAGATATTCTTAGGATAAAGTAACGTCGCCCATCTAAGTTTCTCATCTCATACATTCTCCACTCTGGGAATGTAGGCATCGGTAGGCTGTTCATTGGCTCTACTTGATGTAGCTTTGAGAATATCCTACAGATGGGTTGTCTTTCACCTACAAGACTAGCACCCGCCACGAAGGAGGCATACCCGGCCTCACCTTGATAATAAACTACTAAGGTGGTAGGCTCCTTAGTCATAACTTGTTCCGACCATACAAGGTCAGTGTCACCCGTTGAAGTTATTTTACTACTCATCTAATCTCTCCTTTATTTTTTCTTGTAGGAACATGGGAAACTTCTTGATTGGTTTTCTTGAGGCTATGGCTCTGCTTACTGCTACATCTAGTGGACGTGCATCCCACACACCTAACTTACCACGCTCACCAATCTTCTCAAACAAGACCGACGCTCTTAGTATGCAACCAAGAGATACTGGTGTAGTCCCGTAGTTGTAGCCGAAGCGGTCTGAGTAGCACTCAGAGTTGTACCAATCGCATAGCTCTATAGATGTCATTGGCCCCTGCTCCTGTAGATACTTGTACACTTTTGATTGTAGTCTTTTAGTCTGCCCTCTGCCACCCATACCCTGTCCTCTCCTGTCACGGTTATAATTATTTTTGTCATGTGTCGCAAGCGTAAAAAATTAAAACGCTTTACTGCTCTGCATATTTTTATTTCTTTTATTTCTTCAAAGGTGTTTTAGATTTCTTTTCTTCTTTATCTTAACACACTATTGAATTAATTGAAGAATAATTAGATAGGCTTTCAGTGTAACGTTTTTTTATTTTTGTGATGTTGGAATCAAGAAAAAGAATTGATGACCGTTTGGTAGGCCCAATGATAATATTCTTTCTGTAACTTAGTTTTATCGTGAAAGTCATTGAGCCTGTCTGCATTCATCATCTTCCTTTCGATACTCTCCGGTAACTTACCGAGTATATCTTGGCTAAACTTATCTAAACTAGAATCAATTACTTCTAGGACATCACCTAGCTCTACTGCATCTATAGTGTGAACCCACCCTACTACTCTGTGATATTTCTCTACAAGCATAGTAGCACCGGTAGGCGTTTCTACCGTACCCCAAATGTAGGTGTTGTTATTGACAGATAATATATTTATGCTAAACTTATAGAGTCTTGTGCGTCGTACCCCACTATCATAGTAACGTGTAAGGAAATTATCTTTTGTAAAGCGCATGTATGGATACACTCTACCTTTGTAACTTATTCTAGGCAACCCATCTTTTTCGTAACCTTCTAGGTAATTAGCGTCTATGAAATCATATGTTGTTTGAAGATACTTACTACCGGTAGCTGATGAAACGACATGGGTTATCAATCCCTTGTCATGCCATATGTCTATCTTCATCTTCGGTTGGCTATCTATGTAACCCTGTAAGATTTCGCTTAGTGGTGGTCTGTGGCTTGGTGGTACTTCATAGATAGTCTGCATCATTTCTGTGTATTGTAGTGTTGGGTCTATACACTTCAAGAAATTGAAAAGGATATATCGGTCTGTTATCTTGTACTGTTCAGTGTGTTCATATGTGTAGGATAGTAATATCATGGGTTGTTTTCTACCATTATATTTAACCTTATTATACTCTCTAGCCTCTACGGCCTTCAAGCCCTTAAGACTTAGTGACTTGTATCTACTGGTCATTCTCTTCCCTATCCCTTTGGTTCATAGCTTTGACTCTATTGGCTCTAGTCATAGTGTTCTTGAATTCTTTTACCATGTACTGAGGGGTCTTCTGCTTGAAGGAGCCTATGCTCATCCACTTAGTACAATCCTCTACCAACTGTCTAAGCTCATTGACTCTCTTATTCTTAGTGTAGGGGAATACCTCTTTGGCTTTCTCTGTCTCTTTACTTTTATCGTCAAGATAATCTTTGTACTTTCTCATACCTCTGCCCCTTCCTCATCGTAGTAGTATCTGTTTACCTTGTAGCTCATCGAAGTCCTGTTGTTGAATCCGTCCATGACCCTATCCTGTACGTCGCCCTTTCTCACTTCTTTCATACCCCTAATGAGATTGCCGATATGTCTAGCGTTGCTGATGAATTTTTTTCTCTTCATCTTATTGAATATCTGTTCCGCTGTAAGACCGTCTGGGTTGGCCTTGAGTGTCCTTAGTATCTCGCTTCTGATTGCCTTCTTTCTCATAGAATCCCTACCCTTTTTGTATGTATAAGTATTTCTATTCTGACTCGCAAGCGTTAATCGCATCTATAATATCTTGGTCTACAAGTACACCCTCAGATAAAGACACGTCGTTTATCAACCGCTGTAGATAAACACTCGCGTCCAGAAGCTCCTCTTGGAGATGGACTAACCACTCCATGATGTTAAGGTCGTCCCTCTCCATAGTAACGCCGTACTTGGCCTTACCTACATTCGCTCTATGTCTTATCTTCCATATTACTTTTTCCTCAATACTACTCAATTTTACCACGTCCATTGTTGTAATCTGCAAAGTGTCTATCGTAATCCCTCTGGGTACAAGTGAAAAGGTACGGGCTAGTTGGACTCTCCCTATACTTCTTGAACATCTTGTTCCTAGATAACTTAGCTAAGAATGAGTGGTAGTGTATAGTGCCTCTTTTATTACGGTAAAGGTTTCCGTTTTTGTAAGTCATGTTCTCAAAGATATTACTAGCTGTACATGGTTTACCTTGCTCTATCAACCAACGACCGGCGCACTCAAACGCCCTAGCGAACCTAGTCTTTCTAGCGTTGATACCGTTAAGCTCTTTCATCTGTTCCACCTATCTCTCCAACAACCACACTGTCTATCGTTGTAATGCCCACACAACAAACACTTCTCCATTAGTGTCTCACATCCACGTCGGGAACCCAGTCGCCGTTCTGGTACTCGTTGTAGCAACAATCACAGACGACATCACCCCAGTCGTTGAAGAAGTAGATGGTAGTGCCTTCCCCATCTTCGATAGGATTATGACAATCCTCTAGGTCACAAATCACTCTTCCTCCTCCTCCTTTCTTTTAGGGTAATACTTAGCACCTTGATTGTAGTATATCGTCGGTGTCTTCATTGTATCTCATTCCCATTCATATCCATTAGTGACACCTTCGGGGCTTTGAACCATGTAAGCTCTAAGTTACGCCCCTCGTCTTCGGTGTTCTCAACTACTAGAGTGAACCACCATAATTTATCGTTGTGCTTGTAAAAGCCCGTAGGGTACTTCGTTGAAAGATATGTGAATTCTAATTCCGGTGTAGCGTAATTCATTGTTATTTTTACATCCATGTCTATGCCTCCTAGTCTTTTCTTTTAACTCTTGTCCTGTGTGTCACAAGCGTACATGTTATTCTCTTTGAGCAATCTGTAATCAGCCTCACTCAATCTCTTGTCCACCTGCGTCTTTCTCCAACGACCTAGTACGCCGTTGTTCACTCCTCTAATAGTTTTACCTTTGTTGTATCTTTTTCTCATTCTACTTCCTGTACTTGCCATTGTATCACTCCACGATATATTCTATTTGTCTTAGCACATACTGAAGTGCCTCAACCCAACCCTCTGTGTCGGGTTCCCAATAATACTCTAAGTCAGCCTTCTTAACTTTCAACATCCCTTCTATCTCTTCTACTAATGCTCCTATCTTATTCATTGTATCAACTCCATCGGCCACCAATCGGGGGCATCTCTACCCTTCTTCCATTGGGCGAATCTACTTTTATCGTGAATGTAGTAGTCACGATATGCGGTGACGGCATCTACATTTTTGTACTCATCGGGCATGGCCTGTGCAAATGGCGTTAGCTCTCCCTCTGGTATCAAGAATGCCATAGTGTACAGATACTCTATGCCCTTCTCGCATGAGTGTACTTTGCCGAACCTCTTGGTGTACTCGTCGCACAGCATAGCACCGTGGTAGCAAGCCCACAGGTAGTTTGAACGTGAATCTCCCACCCAACGGACGCAAGGGTGAAAATGATAACCTCCCTTGAGGGGCGTACCTTTGCTTGTTAGTGGCATCATGTCGGGTGTAGCACCGTGACGGATGACGGCGGAGCCTAGTTGTTGGTAAAGCTCCACGACCATCTTAGGAACGTGCTTGTCACAGTACATCTTTGCTGACTGTATCGGGTCTTCGTCTAGTATGAATATGTTCACTGTATCTCCTCCATATAATCCCGTAGGTATAATCCTCGTCTTACAGGCTTCTCTAGCACCGGGTCTTTATCAACTTTGGGTTCCGGTGTCGCAAGCGTGGGTTGGTAGTTTGCGAAGCACGTCGGACACTCTGGTAGCTTTGCGTACTCGGCATCGGTGACGTACTCACCGGACTCTGGTACAGGCGTACCGCATATCCTATCATATCCTCTTGAGATATGCTTCATCATTCTAAGTCCCACTCCTCAAAGACCCACTCGTCTGTTTCAACTCTTACCACTAGCTTCATGCTTCTTCCTCCCATTGAGGCCACCCATAATCGGACAGGTCAATGGCCCCATGCTCTTGAGCGAGGGCCACGACTTCCTCCAACCATTCGTTGCGCTTACGCAACCGCTTGATTTCCTTTATGGCAGAGAAAGCCAAATCCAATGCCCTCTTTACTTCATCACTCATTCAATCACCTTCTCCCTGTAGTCCGGGTGTTCCTCTGGTAGTAAGTGCCTTCTTCGCTCCATCATATTGACAAGCAGTTTCATCAGTTTCTTAGCTCCCTTGTCGAATCTCTCCTCTGCCTTTTCTTTTCTTGGGGCTACTACCATAGTTTCTTTTACGATAGATATATCTATGTCATCAAGGATATGCTGTAGTATCTCGTACTCAACATGGGCATGATTTTTACACCTAATGACAACCACACTCCCCTGTCTTGTGCGTGTCGTGTGGCATACCGTGGTTGCACACATCATAGACCCCGGCTTCTTTCCTGTCTTCATAGGCTTTCTCTGTCACCCACCATAGCCTTGTTTGTCTTCTCCTCTGTGGCTCGACAATGAATTCTTGCTCTAGGCTCTCAACGTAGTCTGCAAACTCCTCCTCTGTGATTGTTGATGTAGTCCAATCATACCTGTTCTTTTTGCCATTCCATGACGGTAATTCTGGCCCGTCTACGGATGAACCCGCCTCAATCAACCACTCATACAGATTCATGTGTCTACCATGACCTATCATGTTTCTGTCATCTATGTAACTGATGAACCACTCTAGGAAGTCGGCTTCCCTCTCAGCATTCGTTCTTACCCTCATGGGCTTCTTCTCCTGTGTCGCTTTTTGCTCCATGATACTCCATCGAAGCCGTACCTTTAACTGTTCCGTTCTGTGTCGCAAGCGTCACCATTCGACTTGTGACCCGACGACGGGGGTAAGTTACTATTACCGTTATTCTTCTTCTGACCTTATCCAAAATCTCTTGCCACATACTCGACACCTCGACTCACCCGGTACTCTAGGACACACCTTACAATCTGACATAGCCGTTTCCTCTACAGTAGTAACAAGCATCTTGTTCCTTTTCGCCTGTCATAGCCGTGTAGTGTATTGTAAACCCTCGGC